ACCCGCCAGCAACGAGAGAAAGTCGCGGCGCGGACCCGCGAGATGCTATTGGAACGGAGGGCAGAGCCATGTGACGACAACGAGTGACCGACCTTCTCGAAACCAGAAACCTGAACCCCAACCCAGAGACCCGAACCACAACCGAGAAAACAACCATGTCCGACACCGCTTTGGTTCCCATCAATCTCGACCAGCTTCCTTCCACCCAGATCGGCACCGACGACCAGTTCGCGGAACTGGCCAAGGGCGGCGACTATATCGGCCGCATTCAGCTTTACACGAAGTCGAAGGCCAACATGAAGGGCCTCATTCCCCAGGGCCACTACGGCATTCCCGAGTCCGACGAAGAAATCATCGACCTGGGGCCGTCCGTGGACGTGCTCCCGCTGGCCCGCCGCCCCAAGGCCATCGACATGACCGATATGGAGGCCCTAGTGATCTCCTACGACATGGAATCCGAGGAGTTCAAGCGGATCGCGGCCAAGTCCACCGAGGCTGATTCCCACTGCCAGTACGGCCCCAGCTTTCTCGTGTACGAGCGCTCGACGGGTCGGTTCTTGGAGTTCTTCTGCGGCAACAAGTCGAGCCGCATCGAGGCCAAGAAGCTCTTTCCCTTCCTGCCGCTCACGCAAGCGGACATCAACGCCAAGGCGGCGGCCAGCAATCCGGTCGGCGACTTAAAGCCCCACGGGCCGATCCCCGTCACCTTGAAGGTCAAGGTGGCCGAGAACCGAAAGGGCACCTGGCACGTCCCCGTGGTCGTGATGTGCTCCACGCCATTCACTCGGCTCCCCTCCGACGATGTGATCGTGCGTGAAATCAGCAAGTTCCTCACGATCAAGGACAACGGCGTCGAGAAGGTCCGGGACAGCAAGCCGGCTCGCGCCCGGTGACCTCTTCTTCGGGCCGAGGGCGGCGCAGACGGCCGCCCTCGGCTTCCTTTTCTCTTCCGCCTGGCCTCGACCTGACCGTGGGAAGCTGGAACAGGTGTGCCACGGCCTCAATCGGCCTTGCCGGTGAAGGGGATTCCAGCAGGCGGAGTTTATCGAATCATGCTACCCGACGCTGTGCTCATTCAGGTGCCATCCATCGACTTCCACACCTTCATCGGCCTTAGCCATAAGGTGCTCGGCCGGTCGCCGGCTGCGTCCTCGGACGCCTGCCGCCGGGAGTTGTCGGATGCCGAGCGGTTCCTAAGCTGCTTGGCCGCGATGCGCGACGAGCGGGCACCGGTTGGGCTGTCCCCTCACCTGCTGAAGCACGTCTCGTTCAGCGCCTTCATTGGGGCGGACGAGCGGGACATGCTGGAAATCCTGCAATTGGCGGGGATGCCGTTTGTAGTGGTGGAGACGATTGTGCGGGGCGTGCAGGCGGCGGTCCTCACCGGCACCCTCTCCCAATGGCGGGATGCGGTCGTTTCGGGATGCAGCAAAACCGCCCCTACGCCCGTGCGGCACTGCTTCAACAAGCTCTATGGCCTTTTCACGGCTGCCGGCCTCAACGTCTGGGGCGACTTCACGCCCCGCAGCCAGACAGACCAGACCTTCCTGCTCTTGGAAGACAAAAGGGGCCGGTAGCACTCCAGATTCGCGCTGAGCTTACGTCATATCGTGTAGACGAGTATCGCATCTTTCGGGCTTTCTCCTACTATGCGGCCATGCTTTGAGCAAGACAACTTGAGCCTGTACTGCGGCGATCTCCGCGAGGTGCTGCCGACCTTGCCCGAGGCGTCGGTGGACTTCGTGGTGACGGACCCGCCCTACGGGATCGGCTTCATGGAGAAGGACTGGGACCATGAAGTTCCCGGACCCGAGTATTGGCGAACCATTGCGCGAGTGTCCAAGCCGGGTGCTTTGCTACTGGCGTTCGGTGGCACGCGGACCTACCACAGGTTGACGTGCGCAATCGAGGATGCCGGATGGGAGATACGGGACTCGCTCATGTGGCTCTATGGGCAGGGGATGCCCAAGTGCGGCGACATCGGCAAGCTCATCGACAAAGCGAAAGGCGCAGAGCGCCAAGTCGTTGGCGACAAGCTGGACCGCCCCGGCTACCACCTGCATGAGGGCAAGGGTAACGGGTGCTACGGCGGCGGCAACGGACTCCACGCCCCTGGCACAGACGCCCGGCTGCGGGCCGCGCAGATAACGGCACCGGCGACGCCCGACGCCGCGAAGTGGACCGGCTGGGCGATGGCCCTCAAGCCGGCATGGGAGCCCATCGTCCTGGCGATGAAGCCGCTGGACGGCACGATTGCCCACAACGCCCTCGCCTGGGGCGTGGCTGGCATGAACATCGACGCCTGCCGGATCGGCACCGAAAGCACGGTGCGTACGCGCGGCGACAGCCTTACGGATGCCGGCTGGGCCAGCACGAATCGCTCGCCCGTGGGCGGATCGGAGTGCGGACGATGGCCGGCAAACTTGCTGCTCGACGACGAGGCGGCCGTCCGACTCGATGCACAGACTGGTACGCTCACCAGCGGCTCCAACTGCGTCCGCACCAAGTCGGGCGACGGCTATCACGGCGGTATCGGCAGGGCGGGTGACGTGCAGGTGAGCTACGGGGATTCGGGTGGAGCGAGCCGGTTCTTCTATTGCGCCAAGGCGACGCGCAAAGAGCGCGGCCTGCGCAACGACCATCCGACCGTGAAGCCGCTGGCGCTCATGGAATACCTGCTGACGTTGCTCTCCACGCCAAACGGAGGCGTGATTCTCGATCCGTTCGCCGGCAGCGGCACCACGCTCCTGGCCGCCAAGCGACTCGGCCGCCCGTGTATCGGCGTCGAGTTGACCGAGCACAACTGCGAGATCGCCCGAGGGAGACTGCATGTCGCTTGAAACCGTAAAGATCGAAGCCCAGACATCCAGCGGCACGCGGATTCGTGTACCGGTCCTGCTGGAACGGAAAGACGGCCGCACCTACTTCTGGGACGGCAAGGTCGGCACGAAGACCCGCTACGGGCTGATGTCCGAGGTCAAGGCCATGCGTGGCGCGCGATTCCACGGCTACGACGACGAGGGCGAGTACGCCCGCGTGAAAGTATGGTCAGTGGACGACTGCCAGCGGAACCGCTTCCAGATCGGTTATCTATGCGGCGAGGATGTTTACGCCTGGTTCGACCGGCCGCTGGTGCGTCACGAGTACCGGGCGCTCGTGCGCGGCGGAGTGCCACAGAAGCTCATGCCGCACCAGGCGGACATGGCCGACGCGGGGTTGACCTACCACTACCAGATATTCGGTGCCGAAATGGGCACCGGCAAGACGCTCGCCGCCCAGATGGTGATTGAGAACTCGGGCGTCGATCTGGTGTGGTGGGCGGGGCCGAAGACCAGCATCCCGAACATCAAACGCGAGTTCAAGCTATGGGGCTTCCCCTTCGACCGAATACGGATCGAGTTCTTCACCTACGAAGGACTTGTCCGCGTGATGGACGAGTGGGACGGATCGCAGACATTGCCGCGGTTCTTCGTAGCGGATGAATCGAGCCGGTGCAAGACCGACACGTCGCAACGCTCGAAAGCCTGCCAGAAGCTCGCCGACCTAATCCGCGAGAAGTACGGCCTTGACGGCTACGTCATCGAGATGTCTGGCACGCCGTCGCCGAAGACGCCTTGCGACTGGTGGAGCCAATGCGAAATCGCCTGGCCCGGCTTCCTCAAGGAAGGCAGCCGCCGGGCGATGGAGGAACGGCTGGCGTTCATGGTCGAACAGCAGTTCGACGCCGGCAAGTTCAAGAAGCGCATCGGCTGGAAGGACGACGAGCGGAAGTGCGCCGAGTGTGGGGAAACTTTCGAGGGAGGGCCACACGAGTTGGACGGCGTGGCGGACCCGGACGATTACCACAAGTTCGTCCCCAGCACCAACGAGGTCGCCTATCTCTACGAGCGACTCAAGGGGTTGGTCGTTATCAAGCACAAGAAGGACTGCCTGCAACTGCCTGAGAAGCGATACCGGAAGATCGTCTGCAAGCCGGCCGCAAGCACCTTGCGCGTGGCCGAAGCATTGGTCCAGGCGGCCCCCAACGCCATCACGGGCATGACCTTGCTGCGGGAACTGAGCGACGGCTTCCAGTACCGTGAGCAACAGGACGGCGTGTCGAAATGCACACACTGCACGGATGGGACGGTGGCGGAATGGGTGGACCCGGACGATCCAGAGG